CTACGCTTTTACCCACTGACCGGCGTCGTCGTGGCGCAGTCGGGCGCCCGCCCAGACCACACGGCCCAGTACACGAACAGGTACGCCGTTTTCGAGCGGAATGTCAGCGTGCGACGGGTTAAACGACCGCGCTACCCACAAGCCCGTAACCCTGTCCTTTGATACCGTCTTCACGATCATCTTGCCGTCGTAGTTGATGGCGTAGACGCCGCCCGCCGCGACATCGTGCAACGTCAGGCTTTCGTTGGGCACCACTAGCAAGGCCGCCCCGTCGCGGATGATGGGTTCCATGCTGTCGCCCTTGGCGTAAACGACGCGGCCCTTTCCATGGGCTGCACCCACCGACTTCAGGAATGACTTGCGGAACTGGATCATTCCCGTCTGTTCTTCGGTGTGGTTTTCGATCGGCTCGCCGGCGGCCAGGCGTACGTCCGCCAACTCGGGAACCCGTTCGAACTTGTCGTTGGCGGCGGGTGGTTCGCCGGCGCCCACGTTCGTCACGACGCCGGTCTCGGTGCTGATTCGAACACGGCGCTCGCGTTCGGACTGGTGAGTGGTTTTGCCACCGTCCCAAGGCGGGGGAGACAGGCCCTCGATCCGCATCGGAAACTCGTCCCGCGACAGGTACGTGTCGACCAGCGAGTCACTGCGCAACACGGTCGGGATCGGGGCAACGACGGGCGCGGGCGACACGTCCAGACCCAGTTTCAATTGCGCGATCGCCAATGCCAACGCGCCTTGCAGCTTGTTCAACTGGTCGGGAGACAGCGCGCGCACCTGCGCTTCCGGGATGCTGGGGAAGGGCCATGGTGCGGAGGGCTGCGCGGGCGGGAATGTGGCGCCAGCCCCGTTGCCGACGGGCGACTTCGGACCGGTGCCGTCATAGAGCCATTGCGCGTTCACGCGCAAAAGCGGGGCGACCCTCATGCAGGTCGCCATATCCATGCCGTTGGAACCGTTGAACCAGTGCGTGGCAGCACCGGAAGAGGCGTTGGCAGCCTTCCATAGATCGGTCTTGGTCAGCCGAGGCTCTGCAGCATCCGCGCGGCGGGACGCTTCCTCGTTGAACGCCTGGGTGATTCGCTTTTGAAAGGTCATCTTAGGATGCTAAACAAAAATGTTCTTAGGTGGCTTGCTTTCAGTATCTTAGCATTCTAAGATTTATGCATGAGAGCAAAAACGATCGACTCGTCTCTTATTGATGCACTGGGCGGGACGGGCCGCGTGGCATCCCTTTGCGGGATCACGCCCGGGGCGGTATCCCAGTGGCGAACCAACGGCGTCCCGAAGGCGTGGCGAGAGTTCCTGCGGCTGGCACGCCCCGAGGCCGTCAAGGCGTGGGAGGCCAGGCGAATCGGGCTTGAGGATCAGCGGCCGCCCTGACGTTCCGATGGGGCCCGTTGCCGGTCCCTCGCTTGCACCGGCCTTGCTGCCGGATTCAGCAAGTCCACCTATCAAAGCCATTCACAAACCTGCCGGGCGCCTTGCTCGCCGCCGGGCTGCTGGAGCACGCATGAACTACTACAGCCACAACATCGGCGACTACGCCCAGGCGACGACCCATCTGAGCCTCGTGGAAGACGCCATCTACAGCCGCCTGCTGCGGCGGTACTACGCGGAGGAAGAACCCATCGTCGACAACCTGGCGCAGATCTTTCGCTGGGTCGGCGCGCGTACCGATGAAGAAAAGGAGGCCACCGCACAGATTCTCGCCGAGTACTTTCAACTGCACGAGGGCTATTGGCGCAACAAACGCGCCGACGCGGAGATCGCCGCCTATCACGTCAAGGCCGAGACGGCCAAAGCCAACGGCAAGCGGGGAGGGCGGCCCAGAAAGGAGGGGCCGGGCGTAAACCCACCGGAAACCGGATCGCAAGCCAACCAAGAACCAGAAACCAAGAACCAGGAATTGAAAGAGACTCCCCCCAGCCCCCGCGCACGGGTGAACGGGTTCGATGCCTCGACCATCGAACTTCCGGACTGGCTTGATCGCGAGGAATGGTGCAGTTGGGTTGCTGACCGGAGGGTTCGCCGAAAGCCGGTGACGCAGGAGGCGGCCCGGCGCCAGCTGCAACAGCTTGCCGCCTATCTGGCCGAAGGACATCAACCGGGCGCCGTGATCGCGAACAGCATCGCGGGCGGGTATCAGGGGCTCTATCCGCCGCGGGTTCAAGCCCAATCGAATGTGCCGGCAAGCCGGGCGCAACGCCTCGCGGACTGGACCGACGATCTGCGCGACGTGCTGGCCAGCGATGGCCGCCCGCGGGAAAAGTTCATGGGGACGATCGATGCAAGCCACTGACATCCAGCCCACGAGCCTGGGCGCGCTGGTGGTCAACGAAATGTGGCTCATGTACGGCTCGAAATTCGCGCAGCAATGGCAGGGCCTGACGGCGCGCGAACTGAAAGACGCATGGAACCAGAAGCTCGAGGGCCTGAACGAAAGCCAGGTTCGGCGCGGCCTGGTGGCCTGCCTCACGCAGGAATGGCCGCCGACCTTGCCCCAGTTCATCAAGCTGTGTTGTCCGTGGACGGTCCCGGAGGTGGCGTATCACGAAGCGGTGCGTGGCATGACGGCTCGCAGGCGGGGAGAGCAGGGCGCCTGGTCGCATCCTGCGGTGTATTGGGCCGCAGTAGGCGTGAGCACCGTGGATCTGCTGGGCTGCACCTATGGGGCCATCAAGACACGCTGGGAAAAGACGCTAAGCGACGAGCTGGCCAAAGGATCGTGGCCGGACATTCCGCAACCGAGAACGGCGCTTCCCGCGCCGGGCCGCACGCTGGCCACACGCGCCGAGGCCGAGGCGGCCTTGAAAACCATGGGCGCGGAAAAACTGTTGAGACAACAGGGACGCCCGCATCGCAGCTGGATCGCCAAGTGGGAGGCGCGTATCGCGCGCGGCGATCACCCCAGCCTGGGCATCGCCCAGATGATCGCGCGCGCCAAGGGCGAACGCGAAGAGACGGCGTGCGACAGCAAGGGAAAGGCACACGGAAAGCAAGGCAAACCATGCGAGGCGAACGATGCGAAAGTTGACGGGTGACGACCTGATGTGGAATTGGGCGAGGTGGACGTGGTCGGGCGCGTCCGTGGGCAATATGCCAGTGCACGTGTCCGAAGAGGACGACTACCGGCCGATCAACGATCACCACGCGCAGGTGGTGGAAGCGATGCATGCCGCGCTGCCTTGGCATGAACGAATGATCATCATCGCCGAGTATCCCCAGAAGCACGCGATGTTTGGTGAGCTGCTGGCGCGCGAGCGCAGGGCAAAGGCCTTGGACTGGATTGCCCGCACGACCGGTGTGGTGCTGACTGAAACCGAATACAAACTGTACCTGGGCCTGTTTCGCAGCCAGGTGGAAAGGAGGCTGGCGTGAAGTACGCGCACGAAGTGATGGATCTGATGGCCTGCTATCCCGGCCGGTCGTTTCGACTGATGGAACTGGTTCGCCATGTGTCGCACGGCCGCACTTTGTCGCCCGCCGAGAAGACGCGATTGCAGCGCGGCATCCAGCGCGCCATGGATGCGTTGCAGGACACCGGCAGCGTCATCATTCAAGAGCCGGAAACCGGCGGCCACGGCAGGTCGTATGCATGGCGTGTGACGGAACCGTCACAAGGCGCCGTCATCGCGGTCACGTAATCGGTCACAATGGGCCCGGGGCATTGCGCCCATCACCAATGCAGCCCCGGTCCGCCGGGGCTTTTTGCTTTCCGTAGCACTGTTCCGTCGCTGGCCGCTTCATGCCGGACGCGGATCGCATGGGACATCGCGTGTGACGGTTCCGTCACAAGCCCTCGCCTTATCGGTCACGCGTTCGGTCACAATAGGCCCGGGACATTGCGTCCCAAGCAAACGAAGCCCCGGCCATGCCGGGGCTTTTTGTTTTGGGGGCGAGCTTCGGTTCAACCCTTTCAGGCAGGAATCCAGCGCCATGCGCATTCAGATAAGCATCACTGAAAGTCAGCTGGTCGAAGACCTGGTCATCTTCTTCAAGACCCTGGTGGATGGCGAAGTGATTCGCGGTCTTCCTGACCAGCTTCCTGCTCCCATGCGCGAGTGCATCGTCATCACGCCGATGGCCGCGCTGGGACTCTCGCTGCCGCTCATGACCTATGCCGATCCCTCGCCCGCATCGGGCGCGCGGACCATCACGCAGGCCACGCAATGGTCGGCGCGGGTGGACAGCTACGGCGAACAGGCGCAGGACCACGCTCTGACGCTGGCAATGGCTTTGCGCAGTCAGCACGGCTGCGACTTCCTGAAGGAGCTTGGCCACGCGCAGCCGCTGTACTCGGGTGAGATCACCCATTTGCCTATCGACGGCGCGGACCACCCGCGCTTTGAACGGTGGTCATTCGACACCGCCTTGCAGTTCAACCCTTCCATCACCATGCCGCAGCAGTTTGCGGCCCAACTTCACGTGGGCCTCATCGAGGTCGACACCACCTACCCTACGGGAGCTTAACGCTATGTCCATTCCCGCCAGTGAAATCGTCCAGGTCGTCCCGGGCGTGATCGCAGCCGGCGGATCGGCCCTCGATTTGAACGGCCTGATCCTGACCAACGATACGGCCGTCCCCATCGGCGCCGTCCAGAGTTTCGCGACGGCGCGCGACGTGCAGCGCTTTTTCGGTCCGACCTCGACCGAGGCCAACCTGGCCGACGTCTATTTCAACGGGTTCGACAACTCGACCCGCAAGCCGGGCAACCTGCTGTTCGCGCAATATCCCGCCGAACCGGTTGCCGCCTATCTGCGCGGCGGCTCCATGGCCACGGTCACGCTTGTCGAACTGCAGGCGCTGTCCGGCACCCTGACCGTGACCGTGGACGGCGTGGCCAAGACGTCCGGCAACATCGACCTGTCGGCGGCAACCAGCTTTTCGAACGCCGCATCCGTCATCGAAGCGGCCTTCACCGCGTTGGGCGCGGACTGCGCCTATGACGCGCAGCGCGCCGCCTTCGTGATCACGTCGGCCAGCGACGGCGCAGCCAGCACCGTGTCGCACGGCAGTGGGTCCATCGCGTCGGGCCTGAAGCTGACGCAGGCCGCCGGCGCCGTCGTGTCGCAAGGCGTAGGGGCAGGTGTGCCGGCCGTGAACATGAGCCAGATCACCGACCTGACCCAGAACTGGGCCGCGTTCATGACGACCTTCGAGCCCGATACCGCTGGCAAGACGGCGTTCTCGGCATGGACCAACGCCCAGGGCGATCGCTACGCCTACGTCGGCTGGGACACGGATGTCACCGCCACGCAGCAGGGCAATACCTCGCACTGGGCCGCCATCGTCAGCGCCAACGAGTACTCGGGCTCGGTGCCGGTCTATCAGGACGTCCACCACGCGGCCTTCATCCTGGGCGCCATTGCGTCGCTCGACTTCGAACGCACCAACGGCCGCGCCACGCTGGCCTTCAAAGGCCAGTCCGGCCTCGCGTTCTCCGTGACCGACGCCACGACCGCGCAGACGCTGATCGACAACGGCTACAACTTCTACGGCGATTACGCGACCAGCAACGATCGCTTCCGGTTTCTGTACCCGGGCCAGATCAGCGGCAACTGGAAATGGGTCGACTCCTACGTCAACCAGATCTGGCTGAACGCGGCCTTCCAGCAGGCGCTGATGTCGCTGCTGACCCAGGTGAACTCGGTGCCCTACAACCTTGACGGCTACACGCTGATCGACGCGGCCTGCCTGGACCCGATCAACGCCGCGGTCAACTTCGGCGCCATCCGCGCCGGCGTGACGCTGTCGAGCCAGCAAAAGGCGCAGGTCAACAACATGGCCGGCGTCGACATCTCAGACACGCTGCAGAGCCGCGGCTGGTACTTGCAGATCAAGGACGCCACCCCGCAGGTGCGCGAAGCGCGCGGCACCCCGCCCATGACGTTCTGGTACATGGACGGCGGTTCCGTCCAAAACATCACCCTGGCCTCGCTGGCCATTCTTTAAGGATTCAACATGGCGACTTTGACCAGTGCCAATTCCGTTCTGATGCTTGCGGTGGGCGGGATTTTTCCGGTGCCGCAGAAGATCGAGGGCTACGCCTCGGAAACCGCGTTCGCTTTTGAAGCGGCCAAGCCCGCACAGGTAACCATGGGAGTGGATGGGCGAATGTCGGCAAGCTACGTGCCGGTTCCCCGCGTCCAGACCATTTCCATCCAACCCGACTCTCCTTCCCTGCGCATCTTCGAGATCTGGGCTGCGGCTGGCGAAACGGCCCGGGAAGTGTTCTATGCAAACGGCACGCTCAGCATTCCGTCGATCGATCGCAAGTACACGTTGACGCGTGGCGTGCTGACCCAGATCCCGCCGGCGCCGGACGCCAAGGCGCTCCTTCAACCCATGACGTTCCAGATCACCTGGCAGAACGTCTCGCCGGCGTTGGTGTGACATGGCAAGAAAGCAGATCACCGTCACCATCAATTCGGAAGGGCGCGATCAGGGGAAGGCCTTCATCCTGACGGAACTGTCGGCTTACGACGCCGAAGAATGGGCGGGCCGAGCCTTGTTCGCGTTGATGAACGCCGGCGTCGAAGTTCCGGCCAACATCGCGCAGGCCGGTCTGGCAGGCGTGGCTGCCATGGGCCTGAAGGCGATTGCCAAGCTGCCCTTCGATAGCGCCAAACCGCTGCTGGACAAGATGATGGATTGCGTGCAGATCCAGCCGAGTCCCGATGTGCGGCGAGAGCTCATTTCCGGCGATATCGAAGAGGTGTCGACCCTGCTCACGCTGCGCCAGAAAGTCCTGGGCCTGCACCTGGATTTTTTTATGGCCGCCACGCCATCGACTTCGGGCTCCAGGTCCCCGGTGGCGGCCCGCGCCTGATTCACTACGCCAACATTCCGCGCAATGTTGGCGTAGTGATCTCTCGTCGCCCAGACCTGCTGCATGATCTGCAAACGGTCTATGGCGCCGAAGACCTGTACAACCTGCTTGAGGTGTTTGCGGTGGACGCACACAACAGGCGCGTCTTAACTGAACCGAGGTAATTGCATGGCGACCATCATCGATGCCCTTGCCGCCTCCGTTGGCTTTGATCCGAAGCGCTTCGCAGTGGACTCCATTGCCGCGGCGGCGAGTCTGGGCCAGATGGCACAGAATCTTGGCATCAGCACCGAACGGCTTACTGCCTGGCAGAAGGCAGCCGAGCGGGCTGGCGGGACTGCCGAAGCTATCTCCGCCCAATTGAGGGAATCAGCGGGGCAGATCAGCAAGTTCAATCGTGGTCAGGCTGCGGATTCCGTGCCCGCTTTTCTTCAGAACGGCGGGAATGTCTCGGATCTGAGAGACGGGAATACGTACCTTTTGGCCAGGTCGCGGATCATCGCCGATCTATATCAGAAGGACCGGAGCCGCGCCGCTCAAGTCGCTGAGGAAATGGGTGTCAATGAGGCCCTGTTCGACTTGTTCCGTCGCGGACCGGTTGAACTGGAAAAGCTGTTGCAGGCTCAAGAACGACGGTCCGCAGTTTCCGCGCAGGACGCGGATGCAGCCGCTCGTCTGCGCGACCGCTATCTGGATTTGCGCGACACCTTTGAATCAGTGGCCATGAGGATCCTGGTCGCGCTCATTCCGGCGTTCGAACGGGCACTCGAGGTCCTTCAAGGCTGGGGCGATTGGTTTCTTGAGAACGAGGATGTGATTGCCAAGTGGGTCGACGGCACGGCGAAGGCCGTCGTGGCATTCATCGACGTGGTGGACGCCGCTGCGCAGGCGGTGGGCGGATGGCAGAACGCGCTGCTCGCCCTGGGGGCGCTAAAGATTTTGTCCTGGGCTAATTCGCTGCTGGGTCTGGCATCCGCGTTGAGGGAAGTGGCCTTCGCCCTAGCGGCATTGGGTGGTGCCGGTGCCAGCAAGGGTTTGGCGGCATTGAGAGGCGTGGGAGCTGCAGCCTTGAGAGCGGCTGGACGGATTGGGGCGGGCGTTGCGCTCGCGCTTTATAGCGAAGACTTGAACGTTGGCGAAACGCAGATTGTGCGAGCGCATAACGATCCGGCGCTTAGAACCAAGGAAGTCGGCGATGCGGTCAGGTTCTTCGAACGCAAGGGCTATAGCCTCGACGAGGCCGCCGGTCTGGCAGCGCACTTGCAAATCCAAAGCGGATTCGATCCCCGTGCGGATGCAGAAGACGGCAGGTTCTACGGTATCGCGTTGTGGGATCGCGCGCGCCAAGCTGATTTCCGGCAGGCGATCGGAGTAGTCATCGAGCAGTCGACGCTTGAGCAGCAATTGGAATTCGTGGATTGGGAACTGAGGAACAGTAAACGGGGCGCTCGCGAAAAACTGGCTGAGTCTACGAATGCCGCTCAGGCCGGCGTTGCTGCCTATCGCTACTTCGGTCTCGACCGTTACCAGGCAATCGATGCTGCCGATGCGCGCAAGCGCGAGCTTGCAGCGTCAGTGATCGCTGGGGTGGCTGACATGGAACGTCGGGAGCAAGCGAGTGCGGCAGCTGCATCGATCACTAGCGCTGCGCAAGCCGGCGCAATTGGCGCTGCAAGCAACAACACCACGACGACTACGACGTCTGAAACGCACATCCATGGACCCATAACGATTGTGACGCCAGCGACCGACGGTCCGGGGCTGGCTCGTGAGTTGGGCACGCTTGGTGACTCCCAACGTATTGTTCAACAAGCCAACTCGGGGGTCTTCTGATGCCGCTTATCTCCTTTCCCGACGTGCCGGCGAGTTCCGGTGTCCCCGCAGTCTTTCGCGATGTCGTAGTTCCTTCGTTTTTCGCACCGGCGAACGTCGGGCTGGCGCACCTCGTCGATTGGAACTCCAGCGCCCCTCGCTGGGGGGTGTATGGCGAAGATGGGCAGCCGGTTCTGCTGTTCGACACGTTTCTGAGCGTCAACTTTGACCGTGCTGGCACGATATCGAGCTTCGCTTTGGAACAGGGTGGCTTCTCCTCGTTCAACAAGGTCGTTGGCCCGTACCAGGCGCTCATCAAGCTGGCGCATGCCGGCGACCAGGCGACGCGTAAACAAATGCTCTCCGTCCTGGATCGGATAGCCAGCGGCACTGAACTGTACTCGGTGGCGACGCCCGAAATTGTCTACCTGTCGGCAAGCCTGGGGAAGTATCTGTACAACCGGAGCGCCAGCAGTGGTTCCAGTCTGCTGGTCGTCGAGCTGACGTTCAATGAAGTGAGACAGACGGCGGTGTTGCGGCCAATGGCGCAGCGTGAGCCCAGTGGCGCAGATCAGGAGAGCGGCGGCCAGGTGCAGGTGTTCAAGATCGATCCTTATCCCACGCGAGACCAAAACAAGGTGGGAGAACTGGAGCCAATTCAATGAAAGGAATTCCCCTGAAACCGGTGCCGTCGCAAACACTCAGTGTCTTGCTGAACGGCCAGAACTGCCAGATCTCCGTGTACCAGAAGAGCACGGGCGTCTATCTTGATCTCCACATCAACAATTCGCCAATCGTGACGGCGGTGCTTTGCCACGACAGGGTGAGGTTGGTCCGTTCGGAATACCTCGGCTTTGTCGGTGATCTAACTTTCGTTGACACCCAGGGGCACGCAGATCCGGAGTACACCGGCTTTGGGTCGCGTTTCGTCCTGGCCTGCATGGAGCCACTCGAGCTATGAGCTTCGTCAAACGCAGCATCGATGTGACCATCAGCCTGGGGAAGGGTGCGCTTGGGGATGAGCCGGGACCGGAAATGACGCTCAGCGGCTACCGGGTCGCAGTCGAAACTCCGTCCAACGCGTCCGCCGAAAGCTCCGAGGTGCAGCTGAGCATTTATGGTTTGAGCCTGGAAATGATGAACCGGCTGACGACAGTAGGACCCAACATGAGGGAACGCCGAGGAATGAACATCATTAGAGTGATGGCCAGGAGCGGCTTGGACGTTCCCCATCTGGTCTATGAAGGGGATATCACTTCGGCATGGGCTGACTTTGGGAAGGCCCCTGAAGGGGTTTTCTACGTCAGGGGCCAAGTGGCCGGCGCCAAAGAGTGCAAGCCTGTGCCTCCCCGATCTTTTCCCGGCGCAACAGTCGCTCAAGACGTTGCGAGCAAAATTGCAGCGTCGATGGGATACGCGTTCGAAAAGTCGGGAAAGGACGTCGTCCTGGCAAACCCCTATTTTTGCGGGACGGATATGGACCAGCTGCGCAGTTGTGCGCTGGCTGCACGCATCAGCTTCACAATCGACCGCGGCGTCGTGTCGGTCTGGCATGCGGACGGCTTCAGGGATGGCGATGTCTTGGACATTTCGCCGGAGACCGGGCTGATCGGCTACCCGACGTTCAACAGCACCGGCATCACTTTCACGACGCTCTACAACCCCCACCTCTGCGTCGGCAAGCGGGTGCACGTCACCAGCTCCCTCCAACCCGCCCAAGGCGTATGGACAATCACAAGCCTCGCCCACAAGCTTGAGGCGGAAGTCCCCGGCGGCGTCTGGCAGTCGACGGTCATCTGCAAAAGGAATCTCGATGGCTGAGCAATATGGATACGCAGGCCTGGCGCAAGCCGGGCAGGGCGACAGTGAGTACGGTGCGCTGCAGTTCCTGATCAGCCAGGCCCTGCTGCGTTTGAACACGGCGACGCTGGTCAAGGTGGTCTCGGTGACCAATGCGGGCGGCCTGTCGCCGGTGGGTTTCGTGGACGTGCAGCCGCTCGTCAACCAGCTCGATGGCGCCGGTAACGCCGTGCCGCATGGCGTGCTGCACCGCTTGCCGTACTTCCGCCTGCAGGGCGGCACGGACGCGATCATCCTGGACCCCAAGGCCGGGGACATCGGCATGGCGGCCTTTGCGAACCGTGACATCTCCGGCGTGAAGGCCGCCAAGGCGCAGAGCAATCCCGGCTCGTGGCGGTCGCACGACATGGCCGACGGCCTTTATTTCGGCGGCCTGCTGAACGGCGCGCCGGCCCAATACGTGCAGTTCACGGCCGAGGGCATCAATGTGGTGTCGCCGACGAAGGTGACGGTCACGTCGCCGGACATCGAGTTGAACGCCAGCACGCAATGCGCGATCAACGCGCCGCAGATCGTGCTGAACGGCACGGTGCGGCAGGGCGCCGGATCCTTCGGCGGCACGTCGACGTGGCAAGGCGACATGAACACGCTGGGCACGCTGCGCAACAACGGCAAGGACGTGGGAAGCACCCACACCCACTCCGGCGTGCAAGGCGGGCCGTCCAACACGGGAGCGCCCAATTGAACACACTACTGCTGGACCGGACCGCGTGGGACCTGGTGCTCGACGCGGCCGGCAACATTGCGATGGCCGCCGATCCCTACGCTGTGGCGCAGGACGTGGCCAGCGCCATCAAGCTGTTTCGCGGCGAGCTCTTCTACAACACCAATCCGGGCGTTCCGTACTGGGAGGAATTCCTCGGACACCGGCCCCCGTTGTCGCTGGTGCGCGAGCATGTCCGGCGAGCCGCGCTGACGGTGCCGGGCGTGGCCGATGCCGTCTGCACGCTCACGTCCTTCTCCGATCGGGCCCTGGCGGGCCACGTTGAAATCACCTTGCAAGACGGCACGACCCAAACCGTCAGCTTCTGAGGAAACCATGTCGAATATCTCTCACGTTCCGCGCGTGCAGTTCACGCCGGAAGGACTGGTGCTGCCCAGCGAATCCGCGATCCTGGCCGGGGTTCAGTCGGACATGGACGCCGCGTTCGGCGGTGGACTGAACGACGCCCTGGAAACGCCGCAAGGGCAGCTGGCCTCCAGCACGACCGCCATCATCGGCGACAAGAACAACGAGTTCGCGTCGTATGTGAACCAGGTCGACCCGGCGTTTGCCAATGGCCGCATGCAGGACGCCATCGGGCGGATCTATTTTCTGGACCGCAAACCCGGCTTGCCCACGTCCGTGATTGCGACGTGCGCAGGCCTTACCGGTGTGACCATCCCGGTCGGCGCCCGGGCAGAAGCCCTGGATGGGCATCTGTACCTGTGCACGCAGGCCGGCACGATCCCGGCCAGTGGCCGCATCGACCTGCCGTTCGCCTGCTCGGTCGACGGGCCGGTGGATTGTGCGCCGGGCGCGTTGAACCGGATCTACCAGGCTATTCCGGGCTGGGACTCGATATCGAACGCCGACGCCGGCACGATGGGCGCCGACGTGGAAAGCCGCGCGGAATTCGAAGCGCGCCGGCGCCAGTCCGTGGCGCTGAACGCCCGCGGCTCGGTTCCCGCGCTGTACGCCAACGTGGCCAACGTCGAGGGCGTCATCGATGCCTACGTCACCGAGAACACCCAGTCGACGCCGAAATCGATCGGCGGCGTGGTCTTGAAGCCGCACTCGATCTGGGTGGCGGTGGCGGGCGGCGAGGCGGCGGACATCGCCGATGCGATCTGGCGCAAGAAGAGCAACGGCGCCGACTACAACGGCAATATGTCGTACACGGTCGAGGACCGGGAGGGATATTCCTATCCCTATCCCTCGTACGTCGTGCAGTGGGAAACCCCTGCCGCCTTGCCGGTGCTCTTCGAGGTGCAGTTGGCGGACAACCCGACGCTGCCGTCGGACATCGTTGCCCTGACCCGGCAGGCGATCATCAACGCCTTCAATGGCGGTGACGGCGGCCTGCGAGCGCGCATCGGCTCGACGCTCTACGCCAGCCGGTTCTACGCGTCGATCTCGCAGCTGAGCCCGTCCGTGTCGATCCTGTCGCTGCTGCTGGGCACATCGACGCCGACCGCAGCCAGCCTCACGGTGCCCATCAACCGCCGACCCACCGTCACGGCCGACGACATTTCGGTGACGCTGGTATGACGGTCTATCCAAAGCCGGGACTGGTCGCCCGCACGCTCATCAGCCAGTACGCCAACAGCCCGACGCTCGTCCAGTTGATCAACAACATGGACGAGTACATCAACCCCGACGCGGATTTCGATGCGTTCTTCGACTTCGTCTGGAACGTGGAGACGGCGCGGGGGTTCGGTCTGGACATCTGGGGCAGGATAGTCGACATCGGCCGCATGCTGACCGTACCGGGCGATGTTTCCTACTTGGGTTTTGAGGAGGCGATCAGCTGGAAGCCGTTTGATGAGGCGCCGTTCTTCGCCGGCTTGCAGGCGACCCAGACCTTCCGCCTGACTGACGACGCATACCGCAAGCTCATCCTGGTCAAGGCGCTGGCCAATATCTCCGACTGCACTTCGGCCAGCCTGAACCGGCTGCTCTCCAACCTCTTCGCCGGCCGCGGGCGCTGCTACGTATCGGACACGGGGAACATGGAGTTCCGCTATGTGTTCGAGTTCGCGCTCGAACCTTACGAAATCGCCATCCTGACCCAATCGGGCGCGATCCCCAAGCCGGCTGCGGTCCAGGCCAGCGTGCTGCAGGTCGACCTTCCAACCACCTTCGGGTTCCGCGAGGCGCTGATGCAGCCTTTCGGATCCGGCGCATTTTTCACATCTTCGGGGCTTATCCATGCAAGCTAGCAATGCACCCAGCAAGTCCGCCGTGCCGTTCGCGCAGTTCGGCACCAAGAACACCATTCCCGTCGGCTCGCAGATCGGCGTGACGCCCGGCGCGGCATCGTTTACCGACGGATTTCCGCCGCTGACCATGACGCCGCTGGCGGCGGGGGGCGTGCCGCCTTATGGGGCGGATTTCAATGGGATTTTGAATTTTGTCACCGACGGCCAACGGTGGGCTGCCGCGGGCGGCGGCTACAAGTACGATCCCGAGTTTTCCGCCGCGATCTCCGGATATCCGAAAGGCGCAATCTTGCTCTCGGCTGCCGAGAACCGGTATTGGCTGAGTACCGTAAATGCAAATTCTTCGAATCCCGATACGGGCGGTACGGGGTGGGTGGCGCTTCCGGCCGGAATTGCTACCTCCGCCGATGTCATTAGCGGACTGGATGCCAGCCGGGCGGTGACGCCGGCAAGCCTGGCAAGCTTGACCGCAGACAGTACGCGGCAGGGTCTTATCCGGATCGCTACCGCAGCCGAAACGCTCGTCGGCAACGAGACGCGTAAAGCCATCTCGCCTTCTTCGCTTCCTCAGCTATTTCCGCAACGCGGCCTTCGACTATTCGACACGGCGGGCGTTCACACGTGGAGCGTGCCGAATGGCGTGTCCCGGGTTCGGGTGACAGTCATTGGCGGCGGCGGTGGCGGCGGAGGTGCTTTTTGTCCTGCCGTTGTTGGTGCAGCAGCCGGCGGCGGAGGCGGCGGCATGTCGGTCATCAGCCTGGTAGAGCTGGCGGGGGCCTCTAGCGTTGTGGTCACGGTTGGCGCCGGCGGCAGTGGCGGCGTCTCCAACACCACGGTCGGTACATCCGGCGGAATGTCTTCCTTCGGTACGTTTGTTTCGGCGACTGGTGGAAGCCCGGCGCCGAACGTTAGTGGGGTGCCCGGCGGTTCCGGCGGGGGCGGCGCTTCGGGAACAGGCCAATTGGGGGTGCCCGGTTCCGCAGGCAGCTTTGCGGCGGTGCTGAATGGCGTGTACGCCATGTCCGGCCCTGGCGGCGCGACGCTCTATGGCGCTTGCCCCAACGCCGTCAATCTGACAGGCAACGTAACGTTGGGCGTGAACGGTGCCACCGGATTTCATGGTGCGGGGGGCTCGGGCGGTGCGGCGTATAACGCCACCGCAGCAGGGGGCGCAGGCGGCGCCGGTGTTGTATTTATCGAATGGTGATGATGATGACTATTTGGGCATTGATTCAAGAAGGCCGCGTTACTGAAACAACGAGCATCGATCCTGCGGGGCGCTTTCATCCCGAATTCAAGTGGGTCGAAGCGCACGCAGGGGTGCAGGAGGGTTATCTCTATGAAAACGGCAAGTTCGCCGCGCCCGAGGTTCCCGCCGTGGCGAAAAGCGTTTTTTCTCCGCGTGAGTATATGAAGCGATTCGCTGTCGAGGAGCAAATCCGGATCAGGAAGGCACAGCTCACCGATATGGAGGTGGGTCTCGTGTATGACGACTTTAATCGAGCTGGAATTATCAACGTGGAGGATCCTCACATCGCCGCTGGGCTTGATCTCTACATAGCCAAAGGATTGTTGGTGCCGGAGCGTCGCGCCGAACTTCTGCGGCCGGCGGGTCCCGATGATGTCTCCAGTTGAGCGTGGAGCTGCTCAGCGTTCTTCGCCCGTACCTCCTTGCGCTTCGTGTCGATGATCCGCTTTCCATGCCCGCCCTCCGCGGGCTTTTTTACGACAACAGGAGGCCCACTTGAACATCCAGGACATCGACGCCCTCGCGGCAAAGTTCGCCGGCGTGCTCGGCGCGGTTGTGTCCGTGCAATACCTGCAGGGGTCGTGGCCTGCCCGATTGAGTATGGCGTTGAGCGGGTCGCTCGGCGCTTACTACGCGGCGCCTTATCTTTCGGTCATGTTGGGAATCCCCGAGGGCTTGACGGGGTTTCTTACCGGGATGTTTGGCATGGCTATTGTTTCTCGCGCTTGGGACGCCGTGCAGGCCATGCCGATTCCAGCGTTGTGGCAGGCCGTTATCGACCGCGTTCGCGGAAAAAGGCCCTGACATGGGCGCCCCGTAAAAACTCAGGAGTTTGAAAAGATGAGCGTCTTTCGACTTTCGCAGCGCAGCCTCGCTCGCCTTGAGGGGGTGCACCCGGATCTGGTCGATGTTGTGCAGCTCGCCATCCAGCGCACCTCGGTCGATTTCACCGTGGTTGAGGGCGTGCGAACCCTCGCGCAGCAGCATGATTATGTGCGTCGCGGCGCCAGTCAGACCATGGCCAGCTACCACCTGCCTCAGCGGGACGGCTTGAGCCATGCAGTCGATCTGGCGCCCATCGTCAACGGCGGCATTCCATGGAGCGACTGGCAGGCTTTTGCCGATCTGGCCGCCGTGGTCAAGGGCTGCGCCGCCGAACTTGGCGTTCCGGTGGAGTGGGGCGGAGACTGGAAGACGCTCAAGGACGGCCCACACTTCCAGATTCCACGCGAGTGGGAGGGACGCCCTTGATTTCGCAACTGCGCAATATTGCGCCGTACCTGATCGGCGCAACGTTGGTGGCGGCGCTGTTCATGAGCGTCCGGTGGTATGGCTTTCACCAGTTTCACGCCGGCATGGCAAAAGCGAACGCTGAACACACGTTGACCGAGTTGCACGAATTCAAAAATCAGACGATGCGCCTGGCCGTCGTTTCCAACAGTCTGGAGGATGCGCTCGCCATATTGCGCGCTGCCCGTTCCATGACAATCCAGAGGTACACCCGTGTCGAAGCTCAGAGGCCTCTGCCTGCTGACTGCCGCATTGACGCTGAGCGCCTGCGGCACATCAACGAAGCCGGCCGTCTGGCCAATTCTTCCGGCGAACCTGGGTCAACCGTGCCCGCCGGTGCCGGAAGTCACAAGTGA